GTTTCTGAAAATTCCAAAGAGAAAAGTATAATCGAACTATAGAAAACTATAGCAAATACTTAAAAACTCTTTAAAATCCAGGAAATATATATAACACAACGTTCACATTAAACAACGGAACTAATCAAACAACGAACCTAATAGGATCGTTAAGATAAACTTCTTTAAATTTATCAAAATTCTCACGAAGACACGACAAAGCCTCAATACCACGAAGAATAGAACCATTGGTCTCAACTCTCAAGGATACGCACTTAGCCAAAGCCTCGCGACAATACGGATTACCATAATTCACTAATAGATCTTTAAAAGAAATCCACTTCTCATAAATCTCATCGTTAATAGCCTTAACAGGAACACCAGCTTCCTTATATCTACGAGATAAAAGCTGTGGTACCAACTTAATAGGGCGACCCAAAACCGCCATCCTCTTAACGGGGTCACTCATCAACACGGCGTTGCCAAATCCGTCAGGAACCAAATACTGAGAACAAATATAACCCACCTCAGTATCATACGCCTTAACCTGCAAATTAACAACGCTAGACATGTATTCAGTACCCTCTCGCAAATCCATAGGAACACCCCTATACCCTATTAAACTATCATCGCCGAGAAATACAGCATAAACTATGTCCTCAATTTTAAATTTAAAAGCAGTAATAACAGAAAAGACATTCAATGCAGTATTACCCAAAGTAGTAGTAGCAGTACCAGACTTCCGTTGATAAGCCACAAAAGCGCGAAAACCCGCAGAAACAGAACTAATCTCACCATACCTACAAGCGTCGGTCCAAGCAGTCAACAAATTTACGTCCATACCTAACTTAGTATAAACTAACTTCTCCAATTCCAAAGCCACCTGATCTTGTGACTTATCGTACTTGGATTGATCAGCTTCGAAATTTCTAACACCGCTATAACCACCACCAGAAGCAATAAGCGTGCGAATAGCACCCTGCATCTCCTTAGGACTCTTTCGCATTTGTATAACAATCTTCGAGTTAAGCAAATCACACAAACGACGTGTAATAACACTAAAAACCGGACCAAATAACGCATTGACCTGTTTCCTATGATATACAACAGTCTGCAACTGAGAATACTCAACACCAGCCGACTGACCATCAAGCTTTGGTTTAACCTGAGCCTTGAGCATTAAGTTAAAAACATTCACAACGGCGTCACAAAGACCCGTTACATCACAACTTAATAACTCAGCAACAGTAGATCCAGAAGCACGATTCAACCAAGCATTAGACTCATCAACAGTAAACCTAACAATACCATTAACGGAATTCCATCCCGCTAACAACTCCTTATAATTACTACAAAAGAAACCGTTCTTTTCCATATAGTCCCACATATGAGCAGCAGCGGCAACAGGATCAGTAGGATCACGTAAATAAGGTGTATCATTGTTACGTTTGTTAAACGCTACCATAGTCTCTAAACCGGTCTGAGGTCTATCCCCTTCCACCGGAGTACGCAAAACAGACTCAACCACCCATGTAGGCGCGGGTAAAGTCATCTTGCCCACATTTAAAGCATTATGAACAGCATTGACAACAATACTCTGATCCGTAGTATGTAAAATACCTGTGCGACAAGACATAGGCGTTATTGACATACCAGGATAAACCTGATCTATAACATCTTGTATGTCATAAATAGGACCATCCACGTGACAATTACTATCATCCACAACATCCTCAACGTCGATGTCCAAACCTGTCCTTTCCAAAGCCAAAACTGAC